ACGCGGAACGCTGTGACGAGGCCAAGAGACTAGAAGAGCTGTGGTACAAGAAAATCCCAAAATTTGGGAATTCAGCCGCCCCGCCGCCGCTACCAGAAGGCAAGTTCGCACTCATCCTCGCAGACCCTCCCTGGCGGTACGACTTCAACGTCACCGAAGACAAACGCGCAATCGAACGCCAATATCCCACCATGGACACCGAGGCCATCTGCGGCCTCTCGTGGCCGGACAAGCCAGGCGAAGAAGCGATCACACACGAACTCCCGGCAGCCGACAACGCCGTTCTCTTCCTCTGGGCCACGGCACCGAAACTGGAGGATGCACTCGATGTTATCGACCGTTGGAGCTTCGTTTACAAGACACACGCGGTCTGGGACAAAGAGATGATCGGCATGGGCCATTGGTTCCGAGGTCAACACGAACTCCTTCTCGTAGCCACGCGCGACGTCTTCTCTCCTCCAGAGGACGCGCTACTGGTATCGTCAGTGATCCGATCCAAACGCGGAGCGCACAGCGAGAAACCCGTCGAGGTCTACGAGATTCTCGAATCTATGTTCCCAAAGCTGACGAAACGCCACCGACTGGAATTATTCGCGAGGCAAGAGCGGCCAGGCTGGACGCCGTGGGGCAACGAGATCGCTAGATGAACGAGCCAACCATCCACGACTTTGATGTGTCGGACAACTTCGCCAGAACCCAAGAACCAAGAGCCGACACCCTCTATCATCAAGTCTTTGGCGAAGATGCATCCATACGGCGATTCCGCACTCGATCGCGCCAAAAGGCTGGGCACGATGTGGAAATACGATTCGGTGGGACCACCATAACGATAGACGAGAAATTTCGTGACCCCAAGAACCTGGGCGTGCGAGATGATTTCTTGGTCGAGGAGTGGTCAGACCGTGACCGCGGCGTGCCAGGGTGGACCGTCGATCCCGCGAAAACTTGCGACCTGTGGGCTTACCACAATCCAGCCTTCTTGCGTCTCGCGATCCTACCGGCATCTCTTACCCGCCTCGCGGTAGTTCGCGCGCTGCCTCGCTGGAAAACAGCGCGACCACTCTTAGCAGAGAACAGAGGGTGGACAACGGTGAATTGGCCTGTGTCGTGGCCGACATTGATCCTGGAGCTCGTCTCAACGATGATCCTCTGCACGACACGGATTGACTCCGGGCCACACGAGGATCAACCGCTCTATAGGTTCTGTCACATAGTCCGCTCGTAGAAGGCAATCAAGCGTGGACACCCTCCCACACGACGACGACGCAGAACAAGCCGTCCTCGGCGCACTCCTCTTCGCCGCTACCCCACAACCGCCCCCACCCTTCCTATCGCCAGCCGACTTCTATCGGAAACGACACGCCGCCTTCTATGCCGCCATCCAACAGCTAGCCACCGAATCCAAACCCTACGATCCAATCCTGATCCTGGAACGCCTCGCGACGCGTGCTCCCGTTACGCTCGATGATCGGAAGGCGCTCGGCCGCATCCTCGGCGTCGGAGCCGTCTCAAGAAACATCACAGCCTACGCACGCATCGTCCGCGAAGCCTCCATCAAACGCCTCGTCATCACCGCCGCATCCGACCTCATGGCTCAAGCCGCCAACGGCGGCAACCTCGACACAGTCCGCGACTGCCTCCGCGCCTCGAGCCTCACCCTCGAGGCCGTCATGGCCACAGACGGTACCGACCGCCCACTCCACGCGCTCGACCTCGCAGACCTCGACCACGAAGAGCCAATCCCGTGGGTCGTACAGGGCTGGGCCGGCCAGAACGACATCGTCGTCTGTGGCGCAGAAGGCGGAATGGGAAAGTCCATCCTGGGAATGGAGCTCGCCCTCGCACTCGCCACCGGAACCAAGTTCGCCGATACCCTCGACACCTACGGCGGGCCCTACCGCGTCCTCATGATCGACGAAGAGATGGCACCGAGACTCTCCAGGTTCCGCCTACGACAACTGATTCGCGGCCGTGGCATCGAGAACCCGGCCAGCCTGCCTCTCCGCTACCTCTCGCAGAACTCGCTCCGCCTCGACGACCCTAGAACGCGGGGAAGCCTAGAGCGTGAAATCGAACGCTTCCGCCCCAACTGGGTCATCCTCGATACCCTCATCCGCTTCCACGCCTTCGAAGAAAACTCGAACACCGAAATGTCACGCATCTTCAACGACCACCTGCGCCCCCTCCGCGCAGACCACGAATGCGGATTTATAGTCCACCACCACCTCGCCAAACCATCAAAAGAACGCGTCGAAGCCTTCCACCGACTCCGAGGAGCTGGCGACCTCGGTAACATGTTCGATGACGTCTGGTCACTCCAAGGTGACCGCCACACCGCAGAACGCACACTCGGAAGCGAGAAGTGCCGCTGGGTCGGCGGCGCCGTCCCACCTCCCATCTCCCTCCACTACGAAGAAGCCGAAGACCGATCCTGGAGCCGCCTCGTCGGAAAGACAGGCACCGCATCCGCAGAAGAAATCATCCGAGCCGTGATCGCAGAAGCCGGCGACCGAGGCGCCAGCCGACAAACCATCCTCGCCGCCTGCGACCTCCAACGCGTCCCGATCCCGACCGCCATCAAGACCCTCAAACGCCTCGAATCCACGCTCCGAAAAGAGGGATCCAAAGGGGGCAACTCCAGGGGCTCAATCAGGTACTTTTCGCTCGACCAAAAAGACGCTCTCTTATAATTCTCCAAAAGACCACCGAAGGACCAATCAGTGACCACTTTTTCGAAACACCCCTGAAAAAGGCGAAAGTGCCCGAAGTGCCCAAATACCGCACTATTTGTCGCCGAAGGACCACCGAAGGACCAATCAGTGACCACCGCAAACCCACGCCAATCCCGAAGGACCAGGGCGAAAGCTCAATGATTCCCCCCCCACACCCCCCAGGGGAAGGAACTCGGCCCCGAGGGGGGGGGGCCGAAGGACCACTATTCGGCCTCCAGGGACCCTCCGGGCGCCCAAACGCGGCCCTCGGCCGCGCGCGCCCGGAACCCGGGTCCCTTCCCCGTGCAGGTTGGCCCCCCGACCCCCCAAAACAACCCTGTCGCGAACCACCACCAACAGACGAGCGAAAATGGGGGGCCACGGGGGTGGGCTAGGGGAAGGGCCCAAACACCCAACACGGGCGAACGTCGCGCGCCCGGGTTGGTATCCCACAACACGGCGGCACGCCATGAGTAGGCCTGAGAAGGAGACGCGGATGAGCCGGCAGAATTATCGGGACAGGATCGTTGGCCGTGGGGCTGTCGATCCGGTGACGCTTGCGGAGAACCCGCGGAACTGGCGGCGGCACTCGAAGGCGCAGGGCGCTGCGCTTGATGGGCTTTTGTCTGCGGTTGGGTGGGTTAGGGAGATTCTGGTCAATCAGCGGACTGGGAATCTCGTTGACGGGCATTTGCGTCTGCGGCTCGCGCTGGAGCGGAAGGAGCCGTCGGTTCCGGTGACGTACATCGACCTGGCACCCGAGGAGGAGTTTTGGTGCTGGCGAGTTTGGATCCGATCGCGGCGCTGGCGGACGACGACTCGGAACGCCTGGATGCGATCTTGAAGGAGATCGGTACGGTTGGGAATGTGGGGGTTGACGACTTCCTGCGGTCGCTGATCTCTGATGGTGTGCTGGCAGATGGGTTGGTCGATCCCGATCTGGTGCCGGAGCCACCCGACGATCCCGCCACGCAAACGGGAGACCTGATTGTCATGGGCGACCACCGGTTGTTGTGCGGTGACAGCGCGAACTCCATGTCGGTTGAGATGCTTCTGGGGGACGAGCGGATTCACTTGGTGAACACGGATCCGCCGTACAACGTGAAGGTGGAGCCACGAAGCAATAACGCGATCGCGGCTGGGTTAGTGAGCACGAAAGGGAATGTGCCGCGTCCGCGACGTGGATCTGGTCAATTTGAAATCGAGAAGCGTGTTCGCACCAAGCACCACCACCAGGGGCTCGACCTGGCTCGCCACCCGGAGAAGGCGAAGCCGACCGGGAAGATGCGGGCCAAAGATCGAGAGCTGCAGAACGACTACGTTTCGGATGAGGCGTTCTATGAGATGTTGGCGGCATGGTTCGGAAACGTGGCCAACGCGCTGATCCCAGGTCGCAGCTTCTATTGCTGGGGTGGCTACATGAACATCTCGGTGTTCCCGAGAGCCCTTCGCGAGGCTGGTCTGTACTTCTCGCAAGCCGTCATCTGGCACAAGCAGTGGCCCGTGCTCACCCGGAAGGACTTCATGGGGAACCACGAGTGGTGCTTTTACGGCTGGCGTGAGGGAGCCGCACACTACTTCAACCCCGAGATCACGAACGCCACCGATGTCTGGTCCGTGAAGAAGGTCTCTCCTCCGTCGATGATCCATCTTACGGAAAAGCCGGTGGAGCTCGCGGAGCGGGCGATGACGTACTCGTCCCGGCGTGGTGAGAACGTCCTGGATCTGTTCGGCGGGAGCGGCTCGACGTTGATCGCCGCGGAGCGAATGGGCCGGCGGGCGTTCCTGATGGAGATCGATCCTGCCTACTGCGACGTCATCGTGCAACGGTGGCAGGAATTCACCGGGAAGAAGGCGGACGGGTGGCGGGGGAACGGGTGAGCACTGCGCGGCGTGGGTTGACAGCTAACCCCAAGCCGTAGTAGTACATCTTAAGAGCGGGCCCAAGGAGTGCCACCCGGGAAGGTCCTGGGAGCGCCACCTGGATGGAGCCACGCGATTGGCACAGCAAGCGTCTTCCAGGACGATTCGCCTAGAACAGCGCAGGCTCGATGCGATGCGACTCCGCATCGGCGGGGCGACGTATCGGGAGATCGGGGAGGCGCTTGGTGCCTCGCGGCACGGCGCCCACGAGCTGGTGAAGAAAGAGCTCCAGCGCCTACGCAGGGATGCGTTGGAGGCCGCGGATGATCTGCGTGCGATTGAAGTTGCCCGCCTCGAGTCTCTCCACCTCGCGCTCTGGCCTCAACGCACCAGCCCGAGGGTGGCCGACACCATAATCCGCCTTGCCGAGCGTCGTGCCCGCCTCCTCGGGCTTGATGCAAACCCAGAATTGATCATCGGTGGGATCGCCACGCGCGGTGTGCTCATGTGGGATTTCGCGCTGGCCGAAGAGGTTGGGATCACCCAAGAGGGGATTCATGTCCCAGGTAACGGCGGCGGCAGAGTCACCGCAGACAAACTTACCGCCTGAGGGCGCGCGGCTTCGCGTCCACGGCCTGACCCACCAGCTGAAGCTGTGGGCCGACCAGACGATGGATCGAGAGATTGCGCTCGTCGGTCCGCTTGGCTCTGGCAAGAGCCGTGCGCTGTGTACGAAGGGTGCGATGCTGGCGAGTGCGAACCGTGGCATCGACGGGCTGCTTGTAGTGCCGTCCTACCGCATGGCCAGGCGCGTGCACATCCGCGAGTGGCCGACGATTCTCAGCGGTCTCGGCGTCCCGGTGGTGTACCACAAGAGCGACGCGTGTTTCGTCTGGCCGTGGGGCGACCGCCTGTGGCTTGGCACCGCGGAGGAGCCGGAATCGTTGGCCGGGCCCAACCTCGCGTATGTGCTCTTCGACGAGCCTGGGCTGATGGATCGCGAAGCGTACGAGAGGGGGGCGGTGCGTGCGCGGCACCCGGAGGCGTCGCTCAGGCAGAAGGTATTCACAGGCACGCCAGAGGGGCTGAACTGGTTCGCCGATCTGTTCTCCGCGCCGGATGTTGCGACCAATCGCCGGACGATCTGGGCTCGTACATGGCATAGCACGATGGCGCACTACCAGGCCCAGCTCCTGCAGACGTACGGCTACGACGAGAGCCTCGCAGCGTCGTACGTCTACGGGAAGTTCGTGCCGCTCCGTGTCGGCCGCGCATGGAAGGAGTACGACCCAGCCATACACGACGGCGATCCACGACACGAGCCGTGCCTGCCGCTGGTCTTGGCGTGCGACTTCAACGTGGACGCTCTACGGTGGGAGGTTGGGCAGTTCGGCGCCGGTGAGATTCGGTGGCTCGACGAGATTGCTCTGGGCAGTGGAGGATCAACCGAGCGCGCAGTGCGGGAGTTCGTTGCTCGGTGGGGTCCGAGGCACCGCGGCCAGGTTATCGTCACCGGTGACGCGTCCGGAAAGGCACGCTCGACGTCCGGCCGGGCCGACTACCAGATCATCAGGGAGGAGCTGGGCCGTGCCGGTTTCGACGAAGTTGTGTCGCGCGTGCCTAACGCGAACCCGCGGGTCAAGGAGCGGGTGGACAACACGAACTACCACCTTGCCGGGCGAGGGCTTCGCGTCCTGGTCTCTGGGCGGTGCCGCGAGCTGCGACGGGATTGGGAGCGGTGTGCGTGGCGGCCCGGCCACACCGGAGTGCCACAGCTCGACAAGAGCGACACCGCAAGGACTCACGCAGCAGAGGCTGCGGACTACGCGACCTGGGTAATGGCGCGGGTGATGGCGCCCAGCTGGTCGAGGTTCGGTCGCGTTCCAGTGGGAAGCGATCTACCGCTCGGGGTGAACTGATGCAGTACGCGGCCCAGATCGTCGATCCGTACGGCCGGCCGCTACATGGCCCCGTGGCGACGACGGCGGCGATGGTCGCGAGCGGTGCTCCGTTCTATGCCGGGAACTTCAATTGGCCGCGGGAGCCGGTGGATATACGGACGCTACCCGCGAGGCACGAGATCTACCGTCAGATGGCGCAGTCGGATGCCCACGTGGCGGAGGTGCTGCGTTCTAACGCGCTCCCGCTACTGTCTCGTGCGGTATGGAAGCTCTCTCCGAGTACGGCCCCCGAGAAGGGCAAGGAGCCTTCCACGCCAGCGGAGAAGCGAGCCGCAGAGCTCGTCTCGCTGGCCGACTGCAACCTCTACGGGCGGGCGTCGCAGACGCACGGGATGGAGTATTGGTCGCAGACGAGCTGGATGCAGCGGCGGCGCGAGCAGCTCCGGATGCTCGACCACGGGTTCTCGCTGTTCCATTTCACAACCAAGAACGTCAACGGCGCCCGCTGCTTCGATCGGATCACGTGGCTCGAGCCCACTACGATTCAGCGGTGGCTGTTCGACGCATACGGCGGGCTCGACGGCGTTGACAGGTGGTACGTCGGGCCGACGGGCGAAGCCAAGACGGAGACGCTCCCTGCGGCGGAGTTGCTTCTGTGTGTCTGGGATCTCGTAGGGATGCGGATCGAAGGTACTGCGCTCATCAGGCCGCTGTACGGCGCATGGAAGCGAAAGGACTTCTTCCTGAAGTGCAAGGCCATCGCGGCGCAGCGTGCGGCCGTGGGCGTGCCCTGGGCGAAGTGGGATCCCAACGCAGGCAGCGCGGACGACGAATTCAAGGATGCGCTCGAGGCCTTTCTGCAATCGACTCTCGGATCTGGGATCGACTCCGCCTATGGCGCGTTCGGGAATCCCACGCTCGAGGTGGAGTACCTGGCGCAGAAGTCTGAGGACTTCCAGAAGTTCGACGTGCTGAGCCGGGAGGAGAACCTAGCCATCGCGCACGGTGGCGGCACGAAGAGTGGGATGCTCGGAGAGACGCAACGCGGCGCACAGAGCCTTGGCGAGACTCAGAACGTTGACAAGTACGTGCTGGTGGAGGCCATCGGCCTGACCATGGCGGAGATGGAAACGCGCGGCTGCCTGAACCTCCCTGGCCCGCTGGCGCATCTCGCGCGCCTCAACTACGGCAACTCGGAACCGGCCCCGACTCTAGACGTGTCGAACGTTGATCCGATGGAGGCCGTACGTAACCTACCGATGCTCAAGGAGCACGTCGCGGCCGGCACGGTAAAGAAGCGACCGGCCCTGGAGAATATGGTGTTGCAGCGCCTCGGCTTCGAACTTACTGAGTCGGAGCTCGCGGAGGAGTTCGAGGGCCCGGTCCTGCCACCAGGGCCTGCGTTGTCGCTTCCAATCGACGAGGAGAAGCGCCTGGCGCGTCGGTTGGCGCGTCGCTGGGCCCTGGATGCGAGTCTTCGTAGACACGCCGTAGCACTTCCAGGCGTAGCTTTCGGCACGTACTGGCGTGAGCCGACGGTACTTGAGGCGCGGTGCGTCTCGCTCGGCGCGGTCGCTGCGTTTTTCAGGACATCGTCGGATCAGGTGACATCCGTTCTGAAACGTGGGCATCGCAAGATGATCGACGAGCTCATGGGCCGTGTGCGTGCCGGGAAGCTGACCCGTGACACGGTAGGAGGCTTGCGTCGTTCGGAGCCGAAGGTCGGCCCGACCATCGAAGGCGAGCTCGCCGAGTGGTACATCGCGTCCGCGAGTCAAGGCCGCCGCGATGTCCGCGCAGAGCTCGACAGGCAGCACGATGTGGCTCGGGCGTCGGCCGCGTATGCCGCGAGGTTGCTCGCGGTTCGGTCGGTCGTCAACGAGGCCGGAGTGGTGGCGGAGCTGGCCGTGGACGCGATCTGGAATCGCCTCGTGTCGGAGACGGCGAACGAGCTTGAGCGCCTTACTAGGGGCGGCGAATCCGGCGCCGCTCTCGAGGCGCAACTGGAAGGCTTCCTTCAGGAGCTTACCGAAGGCCCTATCTCTGAGGCCGGACGCAAGCTCGTCAATGTGGGATATGCCGACGGTCGCGACATCGCAGCCCAAGAGGCCAAGCAGACGGGCGAGGCCGCGATTGCGCAGCGGTCGGAGATCCTCGACGACCGGACGTGCGGGTCATGCCGGGAATACGACTTGATGACCTATGAGATTGGGTCGGAGGAGTACGACCAGTATTCACCGCCCTATGGATGCGAGGGTGACGACAACTGCCGCGGCTACAACATCGTCGTCGCCGACGACTTCCGTGGAGCGGCAGGTCTGTGAGCGGGAGGACCTGAGAAATGCCGGAGAAGGTTCATCGCTGCGTGCAACACCTGGTCGCCAAGGGCATGAGCGAGCAGCAGGCCTGGGCGACGTGCCAAGCGAACGCGCTGTCTATGGGCGACGACGCGGGGCCGCTGCAGTTCGACGCCCTGCTTCTCGAGGCGGCGTCCATCCGGGTGGTTGAGGAGCGGAAGGACGGGAAGGGCGGGATTGTGCAATTCCCGATTGCGGTAGCGACGGCCAAGGTTATCGGGGAGCACACCGCGGCTGCAGCGGGCGGGGTCTATGACCTCGACCGTTCCTTTTTCGAGGAATTGATCCAGAACTTCCCGAAGCGGCCCGGCCCGGTGCCGATCTACTTCTCGCACGACTGGAAGCTGAGAAACTCCCGGGACGGCAGCATGCCTCTACTGGCGTCTGGGAATATCCGGAAGGTGTGGCTTGAGGGATCCGCGCTGTGGGGCGAGGCCGACCTAGGTCCCCAGGCGTGGCAGGCGGTAGTCGTCGAGCGTGGGTTCTACGGCTTCTCGATGGAGAACACGTTCAACGAGCCCATCGCAACGGGACACGTCCCTGGGTGGGCGCTCTCTGCTGGCATTTTCACCAATTCGCCAGCGCTCGATGTGCAGTTCGCCGCGAGCGTTGGAGACCAAACCACGATCCGGGTAACTATCCCGCGACGCGGAGGATCAGGTATGAGAACAGTCGAAGAGCTGACCGCGGAGAACGCGGGTCTCGCAAAGAAGATCCTGGTTTTCGAGGCTGGGCAGGCCAGCGAGAAGACCAGGGCAGACGCCGCCGAGCGCGCCCTCGAGGCGGCCAAGCAGGCGTCGCCAGCGGGCGCCCCAGAGCGCTTTCAGGCCTTGGAGGCCTCGAACAAGGAGTTGACCGAGCGCAACAAGGCGCTGGAAGCGAGAGTCACGGAGGTTGACAAGAAGCAGCTGGCCTCCGAGGTCTTGCGCGTTCACGCGCAGGCCGTCGCTGACGGCGTAAGGCCGGCGTTCTTCGCTGGCGTCAAGGAGGATCCGATCAAGTTTCTCGCGGCCAACGGCGGGACCATCGAGGCGCTGGAGGGCATCGTGGCTCGTCTCGAACGGGTTCCGTTCGGTCGCCGGAACGTCCAGAGCGGTGCAGAAGGCGATTCAGGGTCGCTGGCCGAAGGCCCCGAGGAGGAGGTACGCCTCGAGGCTACTCGGATCGCGGCCGAGAAGTCGATCAACTTCGGTCAAGCGCTCGACGTGGTGCGAGCGACCAAGCCGGAGATGTGGCAGAGGGCGATGGCAGCGCGCGAGGCGCGTCGGCAGCTCTCCATCGCGGCGACGCGGCAGTAGTGCCGTCCGGTCCCGCACAAGCGAGGTAAACGCAAATGGCGTGGGAAGATGTAGGAAACGTGATCAGTCAGAGCGCGGGCGCCGCGATCACGACGAACCGCTTCGTCAAGATTGGCGCCTCGGACAACACGGTCATCCTGGCCGCGGCGTCCACAGACATCTCGATCGGCGTGGCGAAGCTAGCTGCTGCCGCATCGGGTGACCCCGTGCCCGTCCAGGTTGACGGCGTTGCGCGGGTGGAGGCGGGTGCCGCCGTGACTCTCGGCGCACTCGTCATGGCCGATTCAGTCGGGAGGGCAATCGACGCGACCGCGACGAACCGCCCGCTCGGCATTGCGCTCGAGGCTGCGGCTGCTGCGGGGGTGATCATCTCCGTGCTGCTCAAGCCCGAGCCTGTGTTCTAGGGGGAGGAGCCGATGCCAGCACTCACCAACATGCACATCGACACCTTCCTGACGGGGGTGGCGCTGGGATACAAGAACACCGACTACATCGCCGACCAGGTTCTGCCGATCGTTCCTGCCGGCAAAGAATCCGGGAAGATCGCGGGCTACGGGGTCGAGCACTATCGGCTTGATTTCGTCGCACGCGCGATTGGGGCGGACGCCGCTCGAGGCGACTACCAGAGCGTTACGCCGCTCACCTTTGCGGCGGACGACTGGGAGTTCGAGATCCCTGTGGACGATCGTCAACGCGCGCTGTACGACGATCCGTTCGACGCCGAGCGGGACGCTACCCTGACATGCGTCGAGAAGATCTTGGCCAAGCGCGAGGACGTCGTCGGGACGCTGATGACGACCTCGGGGAACTTCGGCGGGACGACGGCGGCCGGTACGGTATGGGCGACGTCCGCCACCGCCACTCCGATTACGAACATCCGGACGGCGATGGAAGCGATCCGCGGTCGTACCGGTGTCGGCTACCAGAACATGGCGGCGTGTCTCGGGGCCGGGCTCTACAACAAGCTGATTCAGTGCGACCAGGTGAAGAACCTGTTCATCAACACGATCCCCGGAGCCGCAGGTCCGGCGTCGATCAAGCCCAGCAACGTCGCTGAGATCATCGGCATCGGCAGCGTCTTTGTTGGCCCCGGAGTCAAGCTTACGTCGAAGGAAGGAGCTGCGAACGCCTTCGCCGATCTCTGGGGAACCTCGACGTGCGCGATCTAC